ATGTAGTTTTGGCTGATGACTGCGACGACTGGAATCGGATCGTGTATCCGGGCGCTGACGAGGAGTGCGATAGCCTCGTCGACGCGAACTGCGATGGTTCAGTGGGCTACGCGGACCTCGATGGTGACCGCTGGCCTGCGTGTCGAGAGTGCGACGACAGCGAGGTGTCGATTCATCCGGGTGCGGTCGAGTTGTGCAACGAGAAGGACGACGACTGCGACGGCGAGACAGACGAAGAGGCCGTGGATGCGCCTGAGTGGTTTGCCGACGAGGACGGCGATGGCTTCGGTGGCGTTATTGCCGTTCAAGGGTGTCAGCAGCCGTCTGGTTACGTCGCGAACAGCTTCGACGGCGACGATGCCAACGCTGAGTGCGTGATTTTGTGCGACGAAACCCCGGTCGATACAGGCATTGGCGATACAGCCGTGGTGGTCGATACCGATGAGTCGATGGTCGATAGCGATACGGACGCACCAGAGACAGACGCGCCAGAAACGGATGCGCCGGTTGCCGACAGCGACAAGCCGGAAACGGATGCGCCTCCTATCGAAGAGCGCCCGTGCGACACCGACGAAAAGCTGGTTTGGAGCGGAGGTTGCTCTTGCGATACGAGCGTTCCGCTTGAACCTTATGGGGCAATTATTTCCGTTCTCGCTATGGCGTGCCTAGTTATGCCACGGAGGCGCTGATGCCGTGGCCCGTTGTTGACCTGTTGAATGTGCCGCCGCAGTTGGGGTCGAAATGGGCGTATCAGTCGTCCGTTCCGACCTCTGACTGGTCGTATCGTGCGAACGCTGGTTCGATGCTAAACCCGGTGCGCCTCGATGGCAGCGTCGTGGTGTCGGACCTGTCATATGTGGACCTTGGCGCAGTATGGAAGTCTGGGGCGCTCGCGGTGCGCGCCGACGTAACCGCAGCAGCGTCTTGGAATGGGCCTATTGGGGTCGCTAGTCCGCGTCTTGGAGTCGCCTATGCGACGGATAGGGTGCTTGCACAGGCGGTCGTAACGGCCCCTTTCCGGTCGTTTGACGACCTCGTTGGTGCGCCGCATTGGTCCTACGACGTATCGGTATCGGTAGGTGGTGACGCGCTACGGGCTACTGCTGGCAGCGTGTACCGTGAGTTTCCGACTGACTGGTGGCAATCGTCGGCCTATGGTGCGGTCGGTGCGTTTATCGGGCCTGTCGGTGTTGAGGCCCGGTACGAGCAGAACTTGAAGGGTCACCGCTGGGTCGAGGCTGGCGTATCTGCCCGTGTGGACAGACGTTGTTGGCGTGCAAGGCCGACTGTATCGGCTGGTCTGGTGGACACCATCGGGTCACCGACAGCGCGGGTTAGCCTTGCCGTGGAGTACGGCTGTAAGCCGGTTGAAGTCGAGCCGGTCGAGGTGGTTATCGAGGAACCGTCTATCATCAGCCAGGTGGTCGAGGTTCCGGTTGCTGAACCCATCGCCGATGCTATTGTCGTTGCGCCACCTGTGCAGGTTTACGAGACTCCGCGTGAGTCTATTGGCGGCTTCTTGGGCGCAAATCCAAGCGTAGTTGTCTATATCCGTACAAATTTGTCGGAAACTCAGGCGAACAGGGCGCTTTCAATACTGCAAGCGAAAGGGCTTCCGATGCAGCAAGTCGAGCGTACTGAGTACGCGGAACGCGCCAAGGATGAACCACTTTACCTCGACTTCATCGTGATAAAGGGCAACAAAAACACGGAGGCGAACCGTGAAGCCGTGGAAATGGTGCCCTGACGAGAAGTGCTGGCTGCGTGAGTCGGCGAACCATGTTCCGGTAGCACGCATCCGTCCACCGCAGGCTGGTCGGTCTACGGTGAACTGCACCGTATATGGTTCGACTGGAAATCTTGGGCGTAATTGCGACGACTTACAGGACGCAGCGCGATGGTGTGACCGACAACTTGTAAGTATGGCTTACAGGTTGCGTCTGGAAGACGAGCCGGTGTCAAAGGTCGAGGCGCATAAAGGCTTTGCGTGGGTATGGTTGCACGCGAGGGCGAAGCGTGATTAAGAAACGGGCAGAGGTACGAGATGCCCGAAATTGGAAACTATCAAGTCGTCGTGAATCCGCGTCCTATCACGCCACAGGGCGGGAATATCCTACTGAGCAGCCGCACGGTGGCTGGTCCAGACCAGGATGGCGACCGCCGCGTGTACTTCCCGGCGAAGGTATTGCGCCATCTGCTCGAGTTGGCGGAATCCTCGCCGACGCAGACCGCGATGATGACGCGAGCGGGCGTCCGCATTGAAACGTGGAAAGACACGCACGGTCACGTTTTTGAGGTGTGGCACTTCGTCGGGGTAGACCCTCACCCTGAGCGTTTCTTGGGCCTCCTATGATTGAGCAGTATCGCGGACTCCTCGGGGCACTCATCAAGGGGAATCCTGTTCTGGAAATCGGCATGGTCCACCATCGCAACCTGCGTGGCGACCCGATTTCGTTCAAGGATATGCCGTACTTGGTCGAGCTTTATACTGATGCGACTAAGATGGAGAATTGGGTCATTCGCAAGTGCGTTCAGACCGGCTTTTCCGAGTGGGGCATCCAGTTCGCGTTGCAGCGCGCAGGATGGGCGAACCGCATCGTCGCGTATGTGCTTCCGACGTACAACACACGGGGTCGCTTCGTCCAGCAGCGTATTAACCCGCTGATTGCGTCGGTCCCGGCCTATCGTGAACGCGCATCGGTTTCCAATAAGCAGTTCAACCAGAATGCAGGACTTCCAGCGCGCCGGAATACCGACAACCTGAGTCTCAAAAAGTTCGGCGGTGGCGGGTCAATTCTATTTCTCGGGTCGAATACCGAGTCGGACTTCGTAGAATTCTCTGCGGACTTGCTCATTATTGACGAGTATGACGAGTGCGACCCCGGCAATCTCGCGAAGGCCCGTGACCGTTTGCGTGCGAGTCCTTACGCGCAGATGCTCCGGGTCGGGAACCCGACGCTGCCTCGCGTGGGGATTAGCCGTCTGTACGACGAAAGCGACGGTCGGCACTGGTTCCACCAGTGTACGCGGTGTGGCTATCGACAGCCGCTCGACTGGTTCCTCAACGTGGTTCAGCGCGCCGACGACGGTTCGTGGATTCCAAGGGACCAACATAGGTGGAAATTCCACAAGAACGGCACCGAGAAGGTCACGCGCCAGAACGACATTCGGCCTGTCTGCTTGAAGTGCCGACACGCCTGGGATCGCGTAGCCGATGGGTCAATGTGGGTCGCAGAACGTCCGCAGTTTAAGACGACCCGTGGCTATACCTGCTCGCGCATGGACGTTCTGTACGAACCGCTAGTCGGTCTATATCGTGAATGGCTGGCGGTGCAGGGGAATCCCGATGCGCTCGGCACGTTCCACTGCTCGGTTCTCGGCGTACCTTACGAGTTTGAAGGCGCGAAACTGTCCGCTGGCGACTTGGAAGTATGCTGTACGGCTGACCCGCTCGATTACGCGGGTGGCGAGCAGTATAAGAAGTATACAGTGGTCGCGGGTGTGGACGTTGGTTCGGTGCTTCACGTTACCGTGGACATTGTGCCGAAGGCGACTGAGGATGGGGAGCCGTATCGCGAGGCGCGGCTGATTTGTACCTGTCGGACCTTTGAGGAGGTCGCCGACATTCTGCGCCGGTATCATGTGACGGTTTGCGTCATCGACTCCATGCCAGAAATCCATAAAGCGCAGGAACTACGCGACGAGTTCTTGGAGAGTGGTGAGTGCTCGGTCTGGTTGTGTCGGTTTACTGCTACGCCGAAAGCCGGTCAGACGAAGTACGGCATGAAGCTGGACTACGCATCGCAGACGGCGAACGTAGACCGCACGCAGCTTATGGACGTTGCCTATCAAGACATTCGCACGGGACGGCGCACGTTCCCCGAAGATGCCTGGTCGGTGCTCGGCTGGTCTGAGCAGATGCGTGCTCCTGTCCGCGTCATGGACGAGGATAAGGGGCGCATTACCTGGGTCGAAGGCAACGCTGCTGACCACTATCGACTCAGCGACACCTATGCGCGCCTCGCGTATGACCTTTGCAACATCGGTGGCAGTTACGTTTCGGTCTGACCGTGGATAGTGTCGTGCGGAGGACTTATGGCCGACAACGCGATTCCATTCCATGAGGCTAAAGACGCGATTCTTGCGCTGTGCGATCATGACCAGCGCATCATGTTTCGCGCCATACTCGCGCCGCATTGGGAAGCGTTTACGCCACAGGTAAACCAGCAGTGGACGAAGGCTGCTGTCCGCGACAAGGCCGCACGGCTGATGCAGTACATGGCTGAGTTCGTTCCGACTGCGTTGGAAAACCGTGAACCGATTGACGACGGGCCATATCGAGGCGCGCTGCTGCGTTCGCGTGCGCTGGCGGCTGACCAGCAGCGTATGCTTTTGCGTGCGATCATCGACCGCTTTCAAGAGAAACACGGCAAGGGCAAAGGTAACTTTGACGCGGTTCGTGATATGGCGACTCTCGGTTCGCTTTTGATCTCAATGGAGATTGAGCATCGGGCGAACGTGTCGGGATGGCTGTATACGGGCGAGCGTGTGGACCCGGTAAGGAGGACTCGTCGTGAAATCCGTGAGCGAACTGGTCGATGAAGGCTGCGGCCACTGTGGCGCTGAACTTCCTGCGAAACTAAGCGAGGTGCATCCTGCTGCGATTTCGTTTGCTTTGGCCTCAGACCGTGGCTCTTGGACTCGTCCTCGCGTCGTGCTGCTATGTCGCAAGTGCGCGACGGAGTTGGACGAACAGGCGAACTCACATGCGGAGGGTGGATACTTCACCGATTAACCGCTAGTATTGCCGTGGAGGCAATATGCGCGTGATTGGTAGCGTCACCCCTGCCGTGACGATTCGCAAAGAGGAGCCGAGAGTCGGCGGCTGGATTACGGCACGCGCTCCGGGTAGCGAGGACCGTTCACGCTATGGAAAGCAGGTTGTCGCGAACCTGTTTGGCGGATCGTCTTCGGCGCTTGCGTATTCGCAGCGCAGCCAACGCCTGCTGACCTCTGAGCAGTTGTGGCAAGTCTACCAGCGCACCGCCGACGTTCGCGCTGCGGTCGATGGTGTTGCTCGTCGCGTTTCGACTTGGGATTGGATCGTAGAACCTGCTGACGGATTTGAGCATGACCCGGCGGCGCAGCAACTTGCTAAGGACTACACGAAGTTTCTGCTCGTTCCCAACGAAGATGGCGAAACGTGGCAGGAAATCATCCATAAGGTTGCACTCGACCAGTTGGTATACGACGTTGGCGTGATTGAGCATGTTTTCGACACGGTAGTAGTCGATGGCGAGATGCGTCCAGGTACGCAGTTGAAAGAACTGACCGCGCTGCGTGGTGCCAACGTACACAAAATCCTAACGCCGCACGGAAAGTTGGTTCGGTACGTCCAAGACCAGTTCATCGACACCGGGTTTGGTCTAACGGTCGAATACGACAGCCCGTCCGCTGTGTTCTTTGAGCCTCGTCAAATCTCGTTCTTCCCGCTGACGCCGAATACGACGACGCCGGAAGCGGTGCCTTTGATTGAGGCTATCGTCAACGAAGTCATCACGATTCTGAACTCGTCTGAGCACGCGATGCTCGCGTTCGACAGCGACGAACTGCCGCCGGGTATCGTGTTCTTGGCGGGTATTGCCGGTAAGGCAGCGGAAGCGGCGAAGGCCGACCTTCAGAACATGCGCGGAAAAGACCACAAGGTTCGCGTGATGACCTCCGCTGACCCGCAGGCCAGTGGTGCCAAGTGGGTGGAGTTCCGCCGGTCGCAGAAAGACGTTGACTTTGTGAACGTCGTTAAAGAGATTCGACGCACGATTTGGCGCGTGTTCGGCGTTCTTCCTGTTGAAATGGGCGCTACCGAGAACGTGCCAAAGGCGGTTGGGCAGGTCCAATTGGACGTATCGGCCTCGCACCTTATCGGCCCGATGCTCGAGCACGTCGAGAACAAGGTTAATGCACGCATCCTGCCGCTAATCGCTGGCGACCCGCTCCGAGCGCAGATGGTGCGTTTCCGGTTCGACCGTGAAGCGAAGCTGACGCCATCCGAAGAACAGGACCGCTCGCAAGCAATTGGTGCGTTGGTGGACCGTGGCATCCTGACTCGTAACGAAGCGCGTCGTCGTATGGGCGAAAGCCCGGTGCTCGGTGGCGACGTTGTTACGCTGACAACCGGCCAAGGTGTGCTGCTGCTGACCGACATTGTGGGTCTGACGGGTCCGCTTTCGCCGGGAGGTGGTGATGGTAGTGCTCCAGCGGAACCAATTACGCCGCAGAGCCTTTACCCGGAGCCGGGTACGCGAGCCGTGGGGGACACTGACCCCACAAATTTTCCCAAGCGGGGCGACGACCTTAAGGTTTCGCTCCGCAATAGCGAGTATCGCGTGTTCGACCCGGAGTTCGCCGAAGACCTCCGCGTGAACTGGCCGGAAATCTGGAAGCGTGGCGGAAACATTCTCGGCAACACGCAGTATCGTCGGCTGAAGCCGGTGGTCAGTCGTGGTGGTTCGGTGGAAACTGATACTGAGGAGCAGGCCGTTCGTCTGCGCGAGGCATGGTCTGCGCGTCACTACGGCGACCATCGTTTGGCCGGTGTCGTGGCGCTCATCAAGTGGTTTACCGTGGGCGAAATTGGTGAATCGCAGATGAAGTCCGTGATTCGCGAAGAAAAGCAACGGCTGATGAAGCGAAAAGTTGAACGTGCCATCCCTGCGGATTGGGCTTCGGATGGTCGGTTTGCGGACTACCGTACCATTGACCTTGAAGAACTCGGGTCGCTGGTCGAGGAATATCAGGCTGATGTAGACGGCGAGTGGCAGGATACTACGGCGGCTATCGCGGCTATCCTATTGGCCTTCTGGAAGCGCGGTGGAATGGATAGCGCATCGACCATCGCGGCACAGGAGCGCATCGCTTCTGAACTAGCGAAACTGGAAGATAAGTGGTCGCTCATCACGCAGTCCTACTACCAGCAGGCCGCGCAGATGGGCGAAGATGCGGGCATCGTCTTTACGGGTGGTATCACGAACGACGAGGCCAAGGTCGCCGCTGAACTCTACCACCAAGAAGCGATGGGCTGGCTGCGTAGTCCAGGTGGACTAATGATGGACGTTGAATCGACCATCCTAGAAAACCTTACGCAACTGACGCGCACGAACGACAACGCTATCGCCGAGTATGACACCGAAGACGCTGCCACAGCCGCCGTCGCACTCGCTATCGCGCCGCTCGTCGCCAATCGGTTCCGCATCAATAATTACAGCGGAAAGCTCGTCATGCTCGCGAACGAAACCGCGTCCCGTGTGATCGCAGCGAACAGCAGCGCGGTCAACGAGTCGGGCGACCTCGTTAGCGCCGACTGGTACGTTCAATGGCTCGCTACGCTGGACGACCGTACCTGTTCTGACTGCGTTGTAGAAGCCGACAAGCCGATTCGTCCTTTGGGCGAGCTTGTGACATTCCCCGGTGGTGATACGCAATGTGGCGCACGATGCCGTTGTGTGCTGGTTTATTGGACGAAAAACGAGGTCGAAACCGGCGAGGCGGTAGACTTACGAGTAGAGTAGGAAATTTCCTTATTTGACGCCGACCTACCGATAGGGGTAGCCTAACGAAAGCGCATGAGTGACACTATGCGCCTATACGACTAAGGGTTGCACATGCACACCGACAAGTTCCCATTCCTCGCGAATCTCGACGCAGAAAAGCCGGATGAAGTCCTCGCTGATGGCAGCAAGGTGTTCTCGGTTCGATGCCGTCACCCGTTTGCTGGCTTGGAATTCATCACGACCCGCCGTGCGGAGTCGAATGGTGAAACCGCTGAACGTGTCGTCATCGACAGCGGCGAAGGTCTGGAAGTGGACCCATCTGCTGAGAAGAACCCGAATCTGGAAGAGATTAACGTCGAGAATCCTATGATTTTCGGCACTTCCTCCTCGACCTCGGTGGACTTCTACGGCACCGAAATGTCGAAAGACGCTTTGGAGCAGATGGCTGCTCAGATGTCGCGTGAAGGCGGCATCCCGTACCTTCCTCGCCATAACAACGGCATGAACGGTGCGGTCGAGTGGGACGAAGTGATGGGCCGCACGGTCGAGGCCAAAGTGGTCCGCGCCGATGGCGTCCGCGCTGCGTTCAACCAGAACGAAGAGCAATACGTCCTTCAGACGAAGGTGATGCTCTACAAGGACGACCCTTACGCTGCGAAGATGATTCGTGCGCTGGAACGCGGCGACCGTATCGGTCAGTCCATCGGCGGCTGGTTTACGCAGTTGCAGTTCATTCAGAACAGCGACAAGGAAATCGAGAGGGTCATTGTGCGCGGTATTGAACTCGATCACCTCGCGGCGACCCGTGCGCCTGCGAACCCGGATAGCAACGACCTCGGCATGTTGCGTGCTGCGGCGCGTAGCATTCTGAATCAGTTGCCGACGCCGGTTGTGGCTGAACGTGCCATCACGGACTACGCCGACTATCCGCTTGCGCCGGAAGAAACCCCTTGGTCGTGGGTTGCGGCTGACCAGGATGCGGTGCTTGGGCCGAATATGGATTGGGAACGCTATAAGCGTGTCCATGCCTACTACGACCCGCAGCAAGAAGAATTGAAGCAAGGATACAAGCTGCCTTTCGCTAAGGTTATCGACGGTCGCATCCACGCTGTTTGGCGCGGTGTTGCGGCGGTTATGGGTATCCTTCTGGGCGCGCGTGGCGGTGTTGATATTTCCGACGCTGACCGTCGCCGCGCTTACAACCTCATGGTGCGCTACTACGAGCGGTTCAATAAGCCTGCTCCTGAGTTCCGTATGCGTGAAGCGCAGGAAATCCGTCACATTCTTGCCATCGAGGACCACCCCGACCACTATTGGGTGAAGTTCGCGAAGATGGCAGAAGGCGAGCAGCAAGACCCTATGGAAGACAGCCCCGCTGCTGATGAAATGGCACCAGATGATGCTGGTGAAGATGCCGCCGAGGCCGATGACGGCAGGGGCGGGGAAATGGGGA